TTATTGCAGTCGTAACATGTTGATGGTACGGATTCGCTCGCCGGAAAATATTTGTAAATCGTCTTCATTCCCCACCCCGATCACGTCCGCGACCTGCTGCCGGGTAGCGCCAATCTCCAGCATCCTGCGTGCCCGCTCGACAACTACCGGCGTCATCACCCGCCTGCGACCGCCAACACTCACTCGCTCTCTCTGCAGCGTGCCTTGGTCCGATCGAATAATTACATCGAAAACATAGTTACAGAGTCTCTCAGGTTGCGACAGTTCACTATATGTTTATGTATCCTAATTGCACCGTTGACATTGAAAGTGTCATTTTTTTAACATATTGTGATTCAACATTTACGCATGAAGTGATTTCAAAATGGGAAAAGACATCTTTAGTAGATTTGACTGGGTTGATACGCTGAAGGGGATCGGCATCATACTTGTCGTTGCTGGGCATATTTTTGGCTCATACATCTCTGGATTTATATATTTATTTCACATGCCATTGTTTTTCTTCCTTGCTGGATATTTATATTCACCAAAACCATTAAGACAATATTTAAAGAACAAATCATCAAACCTGCTGATACCATACTCAAAATATCTTTTATTTTTCACAGGCATATCAACTGTATATATGATTTTAAATCATGATAGCATATCAATGATTTTAAAATCAGTAATCAAATCATTGTATGGAGGAAACCTCCTTACAGGATGGATGGGAGTCTTCTGGTTTATCACCGTATTTTTCATCACACAGCAAATATTTAATTTTTCAATAGTTAAGCTAGGCATAAAAAAGACAAGCGCCATAGCAATTATATCATTAACGCTTTCATACATTGCAAGCCAGTTTATTAAAATAACCACACCTCTTAATATAATCGTGACACTTCATGCTTTTCCATTTATGTGCCTCGGTTATTTATTCAAAACATATAAAATAAAAGTAAATACGATGGTGGTAATTTTAATTTGTGTGATTTGCATATGGTTTTTCTCATCTCACAAAGTTGAAATGAAATTTGATATGAAACAGTCATTATATGGGATACCATTCATAAGCTTTATTACTGCTTTGGTGCTAGTTGTTATGGCAGTAATTATTAGCAGCATAATAAAGTGCAAGCCCCTAGAATTCATTGGCGTTAACTCAATGAGCATTATGTATATACATCAGTTCATTCATCTAAGCATAGCCAATAAGGTATTCGAATCAGATTCCGCCATATTTACAACAACAATAATAATGTCATTATTTTATTGCGTAATAATAAACAAAATAAATATACCGTCAATTAAAAAAATACTTAGTTAAATAAAAGCAGCCCACGCTATCGGTGGGCTGCCTTAGGCAACCAGTACCTTTTCATACTAACTAAAAAAGGATTACAATTAGCCTTTACTTGCTATTTGATTCACAAAATATCCTGCCAACATTTCCAGCATAACTCGGTTATGACTGGATATATCTGTCGGCATTCCTGTACCTAGTCGGGGAGAGTGATCATAGAAACGGCCGCTCGCATACGGGTCTGTCAGATAATCACGTTCGTAGGCCTGCATACTCAGAGTGAGAGCATTGCCTGTTGAGACCCTTCTGTCCATCATCATTGCCAGAGCGACACTTACCGGTGTCGACAGCAGACCCCGCCGGCTTTCAGAAATATTGTAATCAATGGTCCTGATTCGACCATCGCCACATAATCCGTGCAGCCCATACGTGACGTTGTTGAATGCAGGAGAAACGCCGAGCATATCCGTCATTATCAGGTATTCAGCCGTCAGATCCATATCGTAGTTATACCAGCGGCTGCGCGAAAGGCTCGTCGCTACTGGCTGTGAATCCACCAAGGTTGGAGTATAACGAAAGATTGTTGATGTGTTTGTCAGCAGAGCGATAACGGTGTTGTAACAGACCTGATATTGTCCGGATGTGTCAAATCCTGATTTAATTGACAATGCTACTAACAACAGACCATAAATGTTGATGTTCGTGGCCCCGGTTCCGCTGTCTGTGTACTTATTAGATATCCCCCCTTTATTATTAACAGTTGTCACCATAGCATCAGCAAAATTTGTTATATATGGTTTGAGTGCAGTTGTTACAGAGCTTTCGCCAAGATATTCTGCAGCCCGATAAAATGAAACCATTGGCTTAAGAACTGTTGAGACGAGATCGGCTATTGCCCTGCTTCCGTTCAGATAAGCAGTCCCCAATGACGTCCCGCTGTAATACGTATTAAGATACTGAGTGAACGCCGGTAATAATCTGGTCAGCGTCCCATTAGGTTTCCGTAGTTCCCTACATGCCAGGTAACCGAACGGGGTCAACTGACTGGGGTTGTTGTAATCAAATGGCGGTGTCATTCCCCCGATCCCTGCCGCATCACCATTCATCCAGAAATCAGCAACTCCATCCATCAGTTCCAGGAAAAACCGCTCAGCCCGTTTAACCGCAACATTCGGCAGAATTCCTGTTGCTGCAAATGCAACCGGACGGTTCAGTACTTTTGACGCCAGCGTAAAATTAGCTGATTCAGTCTCCCGCGTGTTTAGCCAAATTTCGGCACTCCATGTCCAGTTCTGATCTACGGGCCAGTTCAGGAATGAGTAATCGGTAGATGAGCCGGTTAGCCATCCCGCCCGAATTGCCAGCGTCTGGATCTCTGGCGTGTGCGACATAGAAATGGTCGCCTGGCGCGTCGGTCCACCGTCCGTGCCATCACGATGGATATCACCGTTGACGATGGTCGGAACGACCGAAAATCTACCATTCCCGACAGGTGTCCCGCTAATGATGGCTGCCGGAGAGGAAAAATTAAAATCCGGTACCACGCCTATCTGATAAACCAGTGTAATCGGAACAAATGCACCCAGCATTTTAGCGACAGGGATCTGACTCACAGCAGTAACCAGGTTACGAACCTGAATTTGACCGTTATTGAATATGCGGTAACGTGTTGTGGATTTTAATACCCCGGCAGTGTATGTCGCACTGACTGCGTTATATGCTACACGCTCAACCTCTGAAAAAACAGGACCGTTATTAGACAACTTTAAAGTAACATTTTCAGTAAAGTACTCTGTCTTTTGCGTCGCCCCATCTAAATACCTATGCTGCGTGCTCAGCCCCAGACCAACCCGATTCACATCATCATTTGGAGTTAAGTCTATCGATGTCAGCCCATAAAAATAAGAAGCCCAGCTGAATCGGCATGTTATCGTTCCAACAGTAATATTAAATCGCTTATTCCCCTCCGTCGGTGCGTAATAATTCAATGTGGGATAGTTATCTACAAACTTAGTGTTTGCATAAATATCAATATTGTAATACTTCTTCTGCCCTGCAGGTATGGTGTCATTAATCCAGACAGAACCCGTCTTAAATGACCCATCCGGCCAGAAACCTTCGTTCGACTGGAATCTAAGGTTTACAAAGTCGTCTCCTGAGAACTGGCCGGTAAAATAGTTCCCGTCTTTATCTGTTACTGCTATATCAGCATGATTCCGTACCAGACCAACCGGGAATGATATTTTTAACTCTATCAATCCAGTATATGACGACAATGTATCATTGCTCGCATCACAAATATAACGCGCTAGTGAGTTTGATGTGAACTCTGGTTTTTGCTGGCCGTTATAATGGTATGCGCTGGCATTAATGACCAGATACTGGTCTACAGCAATAGTGATGTCCCCGGCAGGTAACTGAGCGATAAAGTTAGCATTCTTTTTTGTAATATCTGTTGTTTTATAATGAATAACAACTGACTTGAATTTATCGATGTAATACTTTACTCCGCCAGCTGCATCCGGCGTATAGCCCGCGGCAATAATCTCAGCATACGGAAACGTCAGCTGCACAGACGGTTTAGGTACGCCATACATCGAACAACATTTTTTATCAGACACATAGCCGCCAGTATTCCCCGCAGTGAATACACCCGTGGTATCAATAACGGAGTACGGGGCTATCAGTTGCGTTGTGTTTTGTAACGGTATGTTGGTGAAAACCAGTCGCAGAACAGAGTTGACGGCATCGAGGATTACTGTCCCCGGAGTTACCCCCGTGAGATCGAGCACGTGATATGGCGAGTCAATAACGCCCTGGTTGAAACTTTCGCCTGGCAGCGCCTCGGCGATTGTCGTCGTCCCGCTGTTAGTGATGGCCGAAATCTTAAGCGCCTGGCTTCTGGCTCTTGCGTCACTGGATTCATTTGCTGATAGTTGGCTAACGAAGACTGTTACATCATCTTCAGATGTGAACGCCCTGCTACCTGCGGCAGTGAACGCCAACATTTTTTGCTGCGCCATCAGAGCCATTTTTGACAGCGTGTAATCAGTTACGGATAGCGCCTGTCGATTACTGAAAATCTCTCGTTGAGCGGAAGCATCAGATAGCTCAACGTAATTCTGAGATGGCATTTTACGGCCAGTTGCCGTCAATGTCCCGGCACTGTTGATGTACTCGTCAGCCAGTGAGCCGCCATCAGAGTTTCGTACGTATGTCGTGCTACCCACGGGGATATTTGCTATATCAGCCTGAGCGGCGGCCAGCGTCATATACTGCCGGCTGAGGGGGATGAGATTCTGGCGAGTTTCCTCAACGACCTTATCCCCTTCCGCCTTGATGCCGTCGACGGTGTAATGCTCACCACCAAGGCGATCCATGTAGGTCAAATCAGTGCTGGTAACTACTGTATCCAGCATAGCTCCAGCATAAACACTGTTCCGGATGTCTGTGCTGGGTACCGGTGCCTGCGTAGGTGTCGGGAGTGGAACTTCTGCCATGTGCATGTCGCCCTATATAAAAGGCGCACGAAACCCTCAGAAATTAATCTGATGGTGTGCGCGAAGGTTAATTATTACTGCTGTGCGTTACGGATAAATCGAGTCTGAATATTCAGAGAGGGTCAGCGTCTGGGTGTCGTCGCCATTGGGTTTGGCTGTTTCAACGCGCCAGATGGTTGAGTTAAGCTCTGTGCTGGTTGCGATGAAGTAGCGACTGGCGTTCTGCACCGTCGTTCTGTCGTAAATGTTCAGGTCGAAAGCGTCAGCTGCAGCCTGAAATGCTTTAGGCTTGCCGGTTACGGGGTATGCGCGCCAGCGGCCGCGGTAATTCCCGAGGCTATCCGTCATCACCACCCACATATCGCCGAGGGTAAAATCGATGCGCTCAGATGTACTGAACACATCCCCGATGCGCCCAGTGATATAGCCATTCTGCTGCTTATTGTTGTACATGTCCGGGCACTGCACCACCGCACCGCGGATAACCTGCGTCGATTCCAGCACTTTCACCGTCATTCCGACGCGCGAGAGCATAATGCGGCGTGCCTCAAGCCACGCTCTGTCCTCCGCCTGCGCCTTATTGCGGGAGCCATCCAGGCTGATCTGCAGCGCGTTAATAGTTGCGTCCCCAACCTCGACAATTCCGCTCTGGTCAATCTGCAGATAGATGTACGACTTTTTATTGGTGAGCGGATCGACATAATCTACCGTGACTCCGTCGTAGCCGCCGGGGAGTGACATCTGCCAGGAAACTTTATACTCGTCCCAGAACATGTTTGAGCGCGCGAAAACCGCATCCGGATTCGCGACTTTCTCCTCGCGCCAGAATGTCAGCACATCACCGATGTTGTTCCCGTCGACGCGGGCCACATTGCATATGGTTTTGATACGCTCGCCAAGGGAGAGCTTTTCATCCGAGAAGGTGTAATCGAAGTATGCGAGCTCAGGAGTCGTTATTGAATCGGCGATCGCGTACAGCGTAGCGATATCGATGCTCGATGCGTCTTGCCTGCCGATAACAATCCACTCATGCAGAGCGGCGTCGGCAAACGAGCGGCTTGGGCGCAGTGTGTAATCAATCAGGCCGGTCGCGCGGTCGTAGCTGATGGTGTGGCGCTGCGCGAGCATGTTGTATTTCTGTTCGCGGTTACTGTTGCTGTTGTTCGGCCCCTTAATGGTGACTTTGGCAATAGTGTCGTCTGGGTAAACCACATTTTCGCGCACATTCACCGCATGGATCGCCATCAGTGTCACGACGTTACCATCGTTGCTGTTATCCAGGCGCTCAATCGTCACAGCGTAACGCCCGGCGCCGGCGGCCGGTGTGTATTTGTGCGAGGTGCGAAAATATCTCGTGGTCACCTGAAAATCGTTGTCGAAGAAGTAATCATACTGCTCCGCAGTTCCAGGGATCTGGTTGTTGCTGTCGTCAACTTGCCAGAACCGGATCCGATAACGTGATGTACCAGCTGTTGCGCCGAGCTGCACCATGACGTGAACCCATACCTGCGAAGACACCAATGGTGAAACCGACGGGCCAATCACCAGCGGCGTCTGGTCGTTCAGAGTGAACAGCGTCAGGTTGATGGTTGCGTCAGCCGGCAGTGTGGTGATCTCCCCCGTCATGTCACCGAGATAAAACGTGGTGTATGAAAGAGTATCCGTCCCGATGAAGCTTTCCGAATAAACGATATTCCCGCTGCCGGTCACGTTACGGGTCACTGGGCTGCCGCCGGCATTCCAGGTCGCATTAATCACGAACGTCACCGGGTGCGGAACGGCCAGTGCGGCGAAGTATGTGAAGTTGTCATCGTTCGAGAGCACCGTCGCCTTGAGCTGGTTGCTCTCTATCACCATCTCCGTCGGCGCTATAGTTGTCGCGGTCTGGGCCGGGAAATCCTCACTCTCGTTCAGCCCCGGGACCTCTTCGTTATCGACGTCGTCAAACTGGTACCCAACATCTATGGTCCCGATCGTCACCCCCGGGTCAAACGTCTGGTAGCTGGCGCCAGCCAGGCTGCCGAGGTTCGATTCTGAGTAGCGCACAGAGGAAATGGTGTATTTCCCGTAGCCGACCTCAAACCACTCGGTGATAAATTTGTTGTTGTCGATAAACTCAAACAGCGCCTGCTGAATCAGATCAGGGAATACCCGGCACTGGCCGTATATATTCGGTTTCCCCCTATAAAGGCGCGCGCGGTTAGTTTGCCCCGTTGCGTCGTTGTTTGGTGATTCACCGGTTGATACCGAAGGTGAAGAGGCGTTCTGCTGGCCGGTTATCCCCGACATTACCTTTTTGGTAAAACGGATCGGGTTGAGATGCTCCACCGGGTTGAGCAGAGTTTTTATCAGCCCACCACCCTCGGGCTGGTCAAATACCGAAACAGCATCGCCAGCGAGCAGCGGATAGGACAGGTCAAAATCATCATCCAGTTTGCGACCGTTGAGGCGAACCACGACGTTGTTATGCAGCTTCAGCTTGTCGAGCAAGGCGATCAGTTGAGTGCCAGGCTCTTCCGTTCCGCGTTGCTTAGGTGCGCCCGGCAGGCGCTGCAGCTCATATCGAACCATGCACCAGATACTCCACTTTGTTATAGATTTTCTGAAGGATGACGGCGCTGTCCATGCGGACAAAACCGAACTCGCCGCGTGAGTGCAGGCATTTCCCCGGATTAATCATTACGCCGACGTGCGCCGGCTGATTGCCGTAATAGAACACCGCAAGGCAGCCGGAAACCGGCACCGGAACCCGGCGCCAGTGTTCGAGTTCCTCTTCGTAGCAGGTGATGAAGTCTGAGCCGGATTCGTAGCCGGCGACGTGGTGGAGCTCAAGGCCGAGCACGTGCCGGTAATACAAAACCACGAGCCCCCAGCAATCCAGCTCGTCGAAAGTGCAGGCGCGGTTAGCCCAGGGCTTGCCATTAACCAGCCCGATAAATTCGCTCTGTGTCATACGGTAATCAGCCCAGGATAGTCTTTCGTGGTGTAAATGATGGGGTTGGCCAGCGTCAGCGGGTTGGTCTTGCCAGAGTTCACCGTGACGTTGCTGCCGTCGGCACCGACGTCCTTCACAAACAACGACCAGGTCTTCATCGGCGTAGCGTCGCCGATCGCATTCCATTGCTGGTATTTGCAGGTTATGGGCGTCATGCGACCGGCGCCCGTCCAGTTCTTCAGTGTGTTCCTGACGTCCTCGGCGCCCTGCAGGAACGTGATAGCCATCGTGATGATGGCCGACCCGTTTTGTGTGGGCTCGGTGATGTCGAATGCCGCGGGCTGGTAAAGGTTCCCGCCAAACGACGCTTCACGAAACAGCTTATTGACCACGCGGTAGTAACCGAACGCCGGGTGATAAAACTCGACGGTCTGTTTGATATCGCTCGCCGGCCGGCGCTCTTTCCACTCTCGTAAAGTCGGCATTAATCAGCCCTCGGCATAACGGCAGTGACCAGATAATCCAGCCAGTAGCCGTAGTTCTCTGGCGCCTCGACGATCCAGTCGTCGTAGTCCTCAGTGATGTCCTCGATACCGTTGCAAATGACGCTGGCGGTCCAGATGACGATATTGCCGTTTTTACTGGTCTGTACCGGCATGCTGATGAAATGCAGGGTCTGCAGCTGCACGCCCTGCGTATCGCCGAGGTCAATCCGCATCTGGAACCAGTTACGGCCACGGTCGCAGTACGTCGGTGAGCGGAGCCACGATTTAAACCGCTCGGCCTGCTGCAGCGTGAATTTCCACTGCAGAGACCAGGTCGATTTAAGGTCGGTGGTTAGTGGCGTGAAGATGACAGGCCCGACTGCCGGCTGCGTCGTCTGCCACGCCGTATCCTGCGTCATGTTCTGATCTGCGCGCTGAGGAAGCGGCAGCATATCCGGGTATGAAACTGTTGCCACGTTTCCTCCGGGCATAAAAAAAGCCGCGGCTGCGGCACTGATCGTTTATCAGGATGTTGCTAAATATTTCCTACTGATACTGTGTGTTTTTCACGCACAGCAAGAGAGGTCATATGTCTTACGAACACGGCAGGTATTACATGGATGGCGGCTCAATAGTTTCTGTTCAATGCTCCCACCAAATCAACGTCCTTGTTATGGATGACGCTGCTTATAACCGATACAAGAGAGGTGAAAGCTGCAAAGTCTATGGCGGGTTCTATAAACAATTTCCTGCCAACATTGCGGTGCCGCATTCCGGTAACTGGAATGTCGTCCTAGCCCTCCCCGCTGGACATCGCGCTACTTTCAGATATTCAATCAACGTAATCGGGCAATAGCATCTGTCCTTTCGCCTGGAATAACGCCTCCTCAAGGGCGGCAATGATTTTCTGCTGCGTGCCGTCCTTCAAATAGCCCAACGACGCCATACCCTCCAGTGTCTCGCTATCGCGGTACCAGATAACCTCGCCGTTTACTTCGATCGCTACTTTCATAATCCCACCCATTAAAAAACCCGCCGGGGCGGGTTTGGTTATAGAGTCTTACCTTTCTCTAGGGCCTCAGCGATACGCCTCAGGTACTCATTGTTTTTGAATACCACCATGATCCCTTCAAAAAATATCCTGCTGAACAACGCCATAATGACAGCCAATGTTGCCTTTGAAACATCACCCGCTAACGCACAGAACACTGCTGCTGCAAGTAATGCCACCAAAGTCAGGCCATAAAGAGCCGATATAATTTTTGGCGTAATTAATTTATCAAAACCAATCATGAACAAACCTTCACATACCCATGCAAATTGAGGGGCGATGATAATCAGTTTTGAAAATTATTAATAAGCACCTGATGCTTGCCGGCGGAGGCCAAAGGTCGATTCCATCTCGCTCGACATGGGCCCACCGCTCTGCAGATCAGTAACAAACGTTTCAATCAACAGCTCGCTACCGTTTTGAGTGCTGCGAGTGTCAACCTGCACGCCGCTGGCGTAGTTGTAGACGTTATTGGTCACCTGCAGTGCCCCGCCTCCGCCAGAACCACGCAAATCCTTATTACTGATGACAGAACCGTTATCACCGGGGATCATGTACTGACTTCCGTTACTGGCCTTGTAGATTTCAGGCATACCGCCCTCACCTACCTGGTACATCGAGCCGGCCGATACAGGACCGCCGTTTTTCCTTCCACCCGCGAGAGTCTTAGACAAAGCAAACGCCCCAACCAGTGCAGCCCCACCAATGATAGCCGCAGCACCAAACGAGCCCACAGACGCGACCAGAGCAGCAGGAAGCCAGGCCGCCATTGTCGTGCCAGCAGAAGCTGTACTCGCGGCTGTGGTGGTTGCAAGGCCCCCTACCTGCGCCGCGGTCGTGGTAGCGATCGCCGCATTCTGAGCTGTTGCCCCCATAATTGCGGATTTAGCCTGTTGCACCCCCATCTGAACGAAGGTGTTGATGACGTCGTTTAATATGGTATTCCCAATGGAGCGAAGAGCTTCTGCGGAGGACATGCTTCCAGTAATGATGCCAGTAAAGGCATTGCTGGCACTGCTTGCAAGCCCATCAAATGCAGCGGATGTGGCCTGAGTTGCCGCATTCTGCTGAGCCCATTCATCCCACATAGCAACGAGCCTTTGCTGGCGATATTGCGTTTCTATTGATGCACGAACTGCTTCAGCCTCCGCGATTTTCTGCGGATATAGGATGGCATACTGATTAAGTTGCTCCATCTGTAGCTGGAACTGATTGTCTACCCCGCTGACCGGCGATGCTTGCCCTCTGAGATTTTTAAAGTTCGACTGTGCTGATTGCTTATCTTTCTCTGATTTAGCTACTGCTTCTTTTGCTTTTAGAAGCTTCCATTCAGCCTCAGCATTACGCTCTGCTTCAGCAATCTGCTGCTGTGTCGCTCTGCTGCCAAGTGCTTTTGCTGCATCGTACTTTGCCAGCTCAAGCGTTCCATCTGCGTAACCAGTATTAAGCCGTGCGATTGCAGCAGATTGACGAGACAAGGCTGAAGAAACAGTATCGGAGGTAGCTGCTGAACTTTTATCTTGTTTCTCGCCCTTGCGTTGAGCTTCCCGCCGAGCTTCTTCCGCTTTTTGCAGATCGTAGTTCTCACCAGCCAGGCTTCCTGCCTTGGAAATCTGATTTGGATTATCAGTAACCTTCGCGGCCTGCATTCTTGCCTTCGTTACTGATCTTTGGCGCTCATCCTGAATTTTTAGAAGCTCATTCTGCTCCTCAAGATTCAGAATTACCTTGTCGCCGTCGGCCGTTGGCGGTGACACCTGCAGAGCTTTAGGGTTGAAATTCTGCCCCGCTTGGTTGGCTCGGTTTATTTCGTCTGCAGTGTTCCCGAACGCCTTTGCAACTGCCCCCTGAACCTGCTCAAGAGACCAGCCTTTTTGAATAAGCCCATCATGCACCCCCATTGAGGTGAGCATGTTGTTTGTAAGGGTCCTGGTTGCCTCCGCCGCAGTGTCCTGAGTCCGCGAAAGCTTATCTTGCGCGTTAGAAAGGTCGCGTGTTTTCTGGGCGAGCTGATCAGCCACTTCAGATTGCTGGCGAGCAAAGTCAGCCCCCTGACCCAGTGATTCCGCTACCGCCTGAACCTCAGGCGTGAAATTACTGTAGCGCGAACTGAGTGCCTCAACCTCTCCTTGAAGGTCGGATATTTCATCTTTTTGTGCACGAATGGACTTGTTCGCATCGGCGATGGTCCCACTCAGTTGAGTGTTGTTCATCGCTTTCATCGATGCATTTACTTTGTCCAGGCTATCAGCAAAGCGGAGTGCCTCTTCTTTAGCTTGCTCTGCCTTCTGCCAAAAATAGAAAATAGCAGCAGCGGCTAGCATTGCCGCACCCGCGGGTCCACCTATCAAAGATAAGGCACTACGGGCTAGACCCATGCCCACTGACGCTGCTCTTGCAGCTACTGCAGCACGAGTAGATGCCACGGCTTGAGCGTTCTCCGCTTGCACAAGCGACAAAGAAGCGACGCTAGCTCGTGTTTTTGCTGCTACCAGTGCATCCATGGCTAGCATTTCAGCTGCGCTGCCTTTCGCAACGTTATATTCGGCTTGCGCTAATGCCAATGCAGATAATGCCGCCTCTTTATCAGCCACGGCTTTTCTCTGTACAGAATTAGCAGCAACTAATGCCGACTGTGCAGCCTGATTGCTAGCGGCCGCCTGCCTCTGTGAGGCAAGCGCTGACTGAACCTGAGCCGCGGCAGACATAGTTAAGGCGCCAAGATAACGACTACCCATTACCCCTGCGGCAACCGTCAATGCAGCACTAAGCACGCCAATGTTTTCACTGGCACTAACTACTGCGTCATTAAAGATCGCAGCGCCAGTTTTAACAGTTGAGTTTTCACCAAAGAATTTGGTGACGTTATTACCCGCAACCTGAAGCGCCTGGCTGATCGTGGTAGTCGTGTTGGCAAATTCTTTCCCAATCACCGCGCCTTGAGAAAGGAGACCATTAACGACTACGTCCGTCGTCAATTTTCCCTGCGCGGCCATATTCCTCATTTGACCGATGCTAACGCCCATGGAGTCCGCGAGCGCAACAATCAGCCGGTTACCCTGCTCGTTTACAGAGTTGAATTCCTCGCCGCGCAAGGCTCCAGAAGCAAGCCCTTGCGACAACTGAATAATAGCGTTCTCGGCCTCTTGCGCCGTGGCACCTGATACAACGAACCCTTGGTTGATGATCGTGGTCAACTTGGATAGGTCAGCAGCGCTTGTTCCATATTGCCGGGTAGCCCTTTCCAGCCGAGCATATAGCGAAGCGGTGGCGTCAAGACTTCCTCTGGTTTGCTGGGTAATATCAAAGACGCGCTGGGTTACGTCTACCAACTGTTCGTTTGGGCGTAGTGAGTTGGATAGTTTGTTATTTACTGTCGCCCAGGCATCCGCATAGTCAGCCACCTGTTTAACAGAAAGCGCTGCGGTTAAAGCAACCGCCGCGCCTGACAAACTGGACATTGAGCGCTCAGTATTGTTAACGGCGCGGGTCGTTCCGTCAAAGCCGCGTTCCATCAGGTCGAGGCGCTGATTTACACGCTGCTGCGCAGTCAGAAGACCTTGCACATCCATCTCAATGTCGTAATAAATGCTGCCAGCATTCTCTGCCATACCTTTCTCCGGGCAATAAAAAACCCCGCCGGAGCGAGGTTGTTATTATTTATCTTTAAGGTGCTCGCTTTACACGGCCATATTGAAAGTTTGCCGTAGAGTCGTACATGACGCCATTGGCGAACATGAACACATAAAGCTGATTTCCTGTGTAACCACCATAACTGTTTTTGGCATTGACCTGCACACCAACGACTTGACCATACGTTACACCACCACCCGTTGAAGAAAGGGAGCCATCTTGCGAATAACCTTTGAATGGAGGCTCAAACGTATATCTAGCTGACTCCGGGTCTTTCAGAATGGATGTCATGTGATTTTTAATTTGCTGCTGATAATCAGTCGGCAAGGTGCCGTAATTTGCAGTTGATATTGCCACTTGAGAAGGTGGCTTTGGTGCGCATCCAGCAATAACAAACGACGACGCGGCTAAAACCGCTGCCAATAAAATCTTCCTCATATCCCTATCCCCATTGGTTTGTTTTCGACAGATTAGCAGGGATGCGGGGGAACGACAAAACCACCTGATCGTTTATCAGGATGTTAGGCGGTGCGCTTCCAGGGTAGGTTGTATGATCTAACCAGATAACAAGGGATTTTTAATGGACAAGTATGATAGAAAGCTTCAGTACAATTTTTTAATGTCGCTTTACAGGACTTCGCCACAAGGAATGTCACAATCTGATTACAATGATTTTTCTGTACAATTTGGCGAAGGAAAAAACATAGAAGCCAATTTATTGTATCTACAAGACCACGAGTTAATAACTACAAATATCAAAGAACTACGACTTGGTTTGTTCGAGGTAATGCCAGCACACTTAAGAATTACATCAAAGGGGATAGATTTTGTCAGAGACGATGGCGGGCTATCTGCCATTCTAAACGTCCAGACAATCAAGTTTCATCGTGATGCTGTTGTCGTCCTAGAGGACCTCATTGCAATTTCAAACATGAACGATGAGCAGAAGGAAAATGCCAAATCAACCCTCGGCGAAATGTCGACGGAAGCCCTTAAAGCCGTGGTACAAGCTGTGACTACCGCAGGATTATCAGCGCTACTTGGGAAGTGAGCAGATACCATAAAGCACAAACCCGCCGGAGGGCGGGTTAGATTATTCAGGTACCGGTACTCTCATCAGGTGGTTCCGGTTGATCGATTAGCTGCTCGGTAGTGCAATACCTTTCCTTGAACTTTATGTGCTTAGGTTTTGCCTGTTCGGAAATATCAAAACCTGAGAGAACTCTCTCAAATGCAGCCTCAGGCATGTCATCGTGTGCTGTTATCTCACCTGCCGCGTACTTTTTCTCAACGTTATCAACACGCCAAATAACAGCTTCTGCGTATACGATATAGCTAGGGTGATGAATAAAAACATGATCACCCGGATTAAGTACGCACGCATTATCATGAGGCACGCCTGGCTTAATGCTAGATACATTAACAACCAAAATGCAGTAACAGTCGTTTATCGGATAATAAACGGGGTCGTTGCATATCACATGAAGGTGATTACATGGCCCACTTGGAGCCAAAACCGTTCCTTTTCTATATGGCTGTAATGTGCTCATGACAATTGAGAAGAAAACTCCTTAAGTTGCTGCGATTCACACATGCTCCTGATAATGTTTTCTGCTTCTTCTGGTGATTTTCCTTCATTAAGGAAAATCTCTCGCACATCAATAGGTGTACGGGAGTTACCGGGATCATGCCATTCAGGGCATACATTTCTCAGGTGCGTCATGTCACGCAACTCAAATCTATTCATATGCCCGTATTGAGCATATATTTCATCAAGAATTCGTATGTCTGCTCTGCTTAGCTCATCAAAGACTTCATCAACATCCATCTCGCGAGGGTCTGCACACAAAGCTACATCATGGCTATTTGTCTTAATAAGATGATACCAATACTCTCCTTTGATATCGGATTTACCGCGAATCAAATCAAGAGTTGTCGACATCACTGGCCCATGGCGCATTGAATAAAGGCGATCTTCACCCATCATGCGGCCATGACGAATCATAGACTGTCGATTTGCCAAGTAGAGCAACTTCATTAGCTTCAGATATGCCATGCGCCCGCCGCGTTTAAGTAGCAGGTAAGCAGCCATCTGAGCTACTTTTTCTTCGCTAAACATATTGAACCTCAATTACTTACAGAAAATAGACCGGATAAGCGATAATCAAACATCTTTTTATTGCCTCTGAGTGTATTACCTCAAAGGTAATCCTTCAACCTTTGGTTGAATCTATCGCACCCAGAATGGCCTTAGAAATCGCCCAAAAACACCCAAAATCACCGTGTACCAGGATGCGTCTCAAATCTTCGTCTCCTGTAGCGCTTTTGGCTTCGTTTTAGGCATGCCTATGAACACTTTGTTTTTGTAGGTCATAGCACGTTTTGTCCTTCTATCCCTTACTCACGATAGAAGAACATCAAAACAGGCTATCTTTTCCTCTCTTTATCCATCATCGCCTGCCGACGCTTGCGCCGTGCAAAGAAGTCATCAGCTGCGCTGTCGTACTCTTCCTTCGTAAACCCTTTCTGCTCAGGGTATTTAGCGATGAGCATTAGCTGAAACTCGGTCATAGTGAGCTGCCCGGCCTCTTCCTTGCTGATTCCAAAGTGGTTACGCGCTGCGATGATGTAATCTGGCGCCCGAAATTCGCTCGTAGTATCGCTGGTCTCATGCCGCTGCAGTTTACGCACCTTCGCTTTGCCGATAATGCCGTGCATGATGAGGCTTTGCGCCACGATAACCATTTCCTGTGCCGGCATAGCCCCTGGCCGCCATACAAATCCGCGTTTTCGTCCTTTACCTTTCTTCATCCAGCCAATCAGATCGCCAGTATCGTTATCACAACAGGCTGAAAGCACTGTATGCGCGGCCATTATCACTTTACGAGTAAGTAATCCGCTTTGGATGAATCGTGTGACGCAAACGGGGAAACGGTCATATTCATTATGCAGATAGGCCTCTACGGCACGCTGCAGGAATGGTGTAGCCTCATCGGTGTATAGGTCATGGAACACCTGAACTATTTCGCCAGGCTCACCAATTCTCGACATGGCTAACAGTGACGGGCGGAAGAAATAATCATTTCCCCCGGCGGAAATCAGGCATTCGCCAAACTCTTTAACTGGTGTCATCTTTCCCCCATAAACAAAATCAAGGGCAGAAACTCTGCCCTTTGGTTTGCCTACACGGTGACTGTTACGGTGTGGGTTGCAGTGAACGAGCCATCGTCTGTGGTTACCGTAATAACCGCGGTGCCGGCGGTCGCGCCGGACGGTGCGGATACGGTGACCGTATTGCCGGAAAACGCCACGGTCGCACGCGCTGGAACTGAAGATGACACGGTGAAAACTTTGTCATCAGCATCAGTTGGCGCAATCGTCACATCGAAGGTAGTACTCGCACCCGCAGCTATGGTGCTGGTAGTCGGAGCAACGGTCACACCAGTTACCGGGATGCCATCATCAGCTTCGGTGATCTGGAAGGTGTTGCCATCTGCCAGCTTGAACTCAAAGCTGTAGGTGACGATCTCCTTAACTCCGCCGCCATCACTGGTCCCGGTCGGAACCATATAGCCAATGTGGTAGTAATCACCCCAGTGGAATCGCATCCATACTGCTGGCTGACGACGCGCACGGACTTCGTCGACGATGTACTTAACAAATTGCTGAACGCCGAACTCGTCTGTGCGGTCCTTAACTCGAACCTCACCTTCAATGGAGTATGTAGGGTCCAGGCTGGCGATCAGGTTTGAGCTAAACCCACCGTTATCGGCATCGGACGTCAGCGCCTCTGGACTCAAATCCCATGTAGCTGTTGTCGGCAGGCCCATGAGCTTCCAGCCACCTTCCGCCGGAACCTGGTCAGCACATCCGTAAGCCAGTTCCAGAGTCTTAGCGCGACCGATCAGTTGTTCGTTATTGGAGCAGCCTTGCATCGTTGCTTACCTCACTTCAGATAATAAAAAAGGCCGCTCCAGGCGACCTTGTGTGATTTGGTTAGTGCTACCCGCCGAAGAGGCAGGCGAATTGCAGGCGCCACACCATGCGCCCTTCGGCAGTCATTACTGGCGACGGGATGCCGCCCAGGTTAGATATCTGTCCGAGGCAGCGATTTGTCATCGGGTTCTGCTTCACGTAGTCGATGATGGACTGCACATCGGTTTCTGATTTGGCGTAGTCACCAGAAGATTTCCCGGTGATCACATCAACCAGAACGTAGTAATCAGCTGCCATATCACGGTCTACTGCCGACCCGCCGTTGGGCCGGAACACGATGAACCGATCAGCCAGTTTTCCGGTATCGGTCCACGCCAGAGATTGAACGGTGTACCCAGCGGTTAGCCCGGCATCAACGAGGAAGTTGCGAACACGTTTATGCATGGGAGGGTTCACAGCGATAACTCCTTCTTGATAACCGCATCAATCGCATCGCGCTCTTCGTCAAATCCCTTCTTAAGGAATTGAGGTTCGCCATGCGGGGCCCAATAATTGCCCTTCCCTGTGCCTCCGCCAAATTCGGTACCGTCTCTCGTCTTTCCGAAATGAGCGCGCGGCTGTCCTTTTAACTTACCAGGCATATCGTGCACAAAAGCAGCGTAGTTGGCAGAGTATCCTACCCTTCCTGTAACTTTCGTGCCGTTGACATTAATTTCCCGGAACTGGCTATTCAGAAGCGTTGAAGTGTCAATGGGCGTGTAATATGCCGCCCTGGTGCTGCCTAAAATCAGTGCAGATTGTATGGCTCTGACAACCTTTCTCCCGCACACATCTTGAATGATACGCTCCAGATTCGCTTTGGCTTGCTCTACTCCCCGCACCTTCACGCCCATATCTATACTCCCGTCAGAATCGCAAAATCATCAGCAATGCGCTCGAACGTATCTGCATAGCGAATAACCTGTCGCACCTCATCGGCGCCGGCGGTAATCGGGTCGGCTTCAGCTGACTGACCAATCAGCAGATAATCACCTGCCGCTGCCAGCGCATATTCAGACCAGACGGTATTCTTCACGACGATTTCAGAACCGAGACTGCCGATACGCTTAGACAGGCCACCTTCATAATCACAGAGGATTGACTCAGGGGCCGAGAAGCCGAGCGAGTCACCGTATTCATCGTTACCGAGATTGCGCCAGATTGTCGCCGTCGCGGTGTAAGACCAGTTGGCTACCGATGACATACCTATTCCCTCCATCGCAGCACGATTGCGCCTGTAGCCTGTATGCGAGGGCAGTTAATCATCCACTGTCCCGCGCAGTTAACGTAAGCCGTGGTTTGTTCGCCGGTATCGGTCATGACCCACACCCGGGCGAACGTGCGCGGCAGCCGCTGCTGCACTGAAATCCAGGCCATCAGCAGCCACCAACGACCAGAAATAGGCCCACGCTGTTACCGGCGCTTATAGGCAGCTCACTGGTGCAGCCGCTGGTATCAAGCCGGGCCAGCGAGTCACGTAGCCAGGTAATCCCGTCCTCGCCGTAGTCGAACGAGCGCGACGCCCCTGATGGCGCCCCCTGCGATTTGATTCGCCGGGCACCGGAAGACGTCGCCATGAGCGCTGCGGCATACATCAGGATGAGTTTTGCGCTGCAGTCGTCATACCCCGCGCCGTCGAGGCACGGGATAATCTTGTTCACCATGCAAAGGATCGGGTCCAGCAGCGCGCCGGGAATGGCATAACCCAATTCACCGAGGAACGCCTGCACGTCTGCCGCCGTGATTGGGTCAGCCATGGTTATTTCGCCTTCTTCGATTTAGCGGCAGATTCATCCTGCTGCTCTGCCTGCTCTGCCTGCTCTGCCTGCTCTGCCTGCTCTGCAGAATCATCGCCCGGTGTCGCCACTTCCAGCACCTGATCGTCATCACTAATGATTTCAACCAGACCCGCGGCCGCCCAACGCTTAGCGACATCACCGCTTACCGAAACCTGCGCGCCAACCTCCAGCTTGCGGAGATTGACACCAGTGAACAGGTTGTTACCCGTTACTTTTACCAGTGCCATTCACTTCTCCTTAGCTGCTCGCGAAGAGCACGCCATGTTTCAGGTTGATATCCTGCTTAACCATCAGGCCCATCGCGCCCCAGGTACGCCAGATGTAATCGCTGTTGTAAAACTGACGTGGGTCAGCAACAGTGCCAACGGCCTGGCCGGTAACCGGCGCAATCACACCTGCAGCGAGAGGAACCACAAGGATCTGGTTTCCAGTCAACTGAGCATCTTCTTTCACGGCAGCGATACCGGAGAGCCTCAGGATTTCGTCCAGGACAGTTCGGGTCTTGTTCTGGGTGTCGAAGTACTGTTCCCAGTTCGACATAATTCCGCTGGAGACGTACCACGTCTGCTGGCCATACTGATAATTCTGAAGCTTCAGCACATCGCGAAGAGCGATAGCGCCTTTGCGCATAGCGTCAGGATCGGTGCTGGTTGCGAAGTTGATGTTCAAGCCGGAAGCGCCGAGATCGACTAGGCCAACACGGTCATCAGCCTTGAGACCTTTCCACGTTTTACCGTCAAAGGTCACGAAGTTGCCTTCAGAGTCGCGGAAGCCGTTGAACATGTAGTCCACGATCTTACGGCGGACATCATCGACTGAACCTCTTTGCGCGTCAGACAGTGATGCGAGAGCAGAACCCTTGTTGAAAATCGGGTCGCGCCAATGGAACTTAAAGCCTGAGTCATGCACCGGAACCATGGTGCCGTCGAAGGTATACGCGCGAGCATCCAGCGCCGCACCAATCTGGCCGGACATAGAAGTGTGCGCCCAGCCGCGACCGCCGGTACGAGCGTATTCGTACACCGACTCTTCGAGACGAACAGACCGTGACAACGGCATCAGATCGTTGAACAGAGTGAACTCAGTGTTCGGCTCAAACTGGGCCAGAACAGTTTGGTCATAAGCGCGGTACAAGCGGCGAATGTCATCTACCGCGTTCACGGCATCAATGTGCCCGTTATCGCCAAAGCGAGCGCGCGCGATGAAGTCGGCCACGGCTTGGGCACTCATGTTACGCGCCGTCTGCAGTTCACGGAACTGAGCCTGGTTGACTTCGAGGTTACCGGTGCGTTCACCGATAGAGCGAGAAAATACAAGCATTCAGGTGCTCCTTACTTGATAACGACGCGCAGCAGATCGCCGGCAACAACGGTGTACGCCTTGTCTTCTTCGACATATGCGCGAATTGACTCGCCAGTGGCATGAGCCTTAACCTGCCCGTTTGCGATAGACAGCGGCTGGCCTTTTTTGTAGGTTCCCGCCGCGGCACGCACGTTCAAGAACATGCCCTGCATCGGATGAATGCCCACTACCAGTTCGTTAATCGGGATGGCGTCATCAACTGTCTGGCAGCGGAGGTAGTCGAAATCAGCTACGTAGAGGATCGCCTCCTCATCGCCATCAACCGATGCTGTAAATTTACCAGCCGAGAAGAAGCCAACGATACCCGGCTTGGTAGCCGCCGCCGCCGCACCTTCGCGGTTGAGCAGCGGATTAGGGAATACGCCACCGGCGTGAATTACGTGCTTTCCATCTTTAGCCATTTTTTACTCCGGCATGTCGCTGAATGAATCGTTGTTATTGACCTGGCGGAATGCACCATTCAGGCCGGTAGAGGTCTGGCACTGAGCAAACAGGCCATCAAGGGCGGCACCGTCAAGAGCGTTTACAGCGAGGTCATCCAGGCCAAACTTCGCTTTAACAGCCACGCGCTTTTCGCCTTTCTCTTTGTCGGCGTTAGCGTTCAGGCTGTTAACGACGGTGTCCACGCGATCAGCGAGTTTCTGCGCCCAGGCAGGCATCTCTTCGTTATTGGCAGCCTGCTCTTTCTTCTTGGGCTTGCCGGTGGCGGGGTCGATTTCTTCTTCACCTGCTTTCTTAGCGGTGGCTTCATCGGCCTTCATCTGGTTGTAAGCATCCATCAGCTCGGCGTCGGACTTGCCTTCAGTCGGCTTACCAGCGGCCTGCAGCGCATTGATAATCAGTTCTTTCATCGGATCGTTCTCTCCGTTGGTTTTAATCTCGTACTCAATGGGTTTGCGCACGACTTCGAGTGGTTCGCCGACGAACACGGCTTTGCCGTCGTCATCGATGAGGTACTTCTGTTTGAAATATTTGGCTTCATCGCGGTAGATGAAGTTGTCTGGCCATACCGATTCGGGCCAGAGCCAGTTATCATCAGCACGACCTTCGCGAAGCTTGTCGCTGATAGCGCGCTGAATATCGTCGAAAGAGAAATTCGAGGCGTTGGTGAAGAAGAATCGGGTTTTGTTCAGCAGCCCTTCGCGGGTGCAGTCGGCGGCATCAGCCAGGCTTGCCACTTCGATCTGCTGCTCTTCACCTTCCGAGTTAACGAAGATCCCAACGCCTTCGCCTGGTGTTCCCGCGCCGGGCTCGTCGAGCAAGACAGCTGTATGGTCGAAAACCATGTTGGTGACAATTTCGTTGTACTTCTTACCCTTCGATTCGCCGTTGGCGGCTATGCCGGAATACAGCAGCCCGGTAGAGATATGAACAGGGTCCGTGTTGGTGCCGGCGGCCATCTCATCAAGTCGATTAACAAGGCGCTTGCCCTTCTCACTCGACTCCGCGTACTGGCGATCAACATACATATCACCACTGAGCTTTCCGTCTTTGTGGCTGACGTTCTGTAGCCATGCGCCGACATGGTAGTTATTCACCGCCCGGACATCGCGCGCGGAAACGTGCTTGCCGTCCACCTTCGGATGGCCCAGCGGCATTGGGTTACGCTCAAGCGTGTTGTAGGCCTTTTCGATTTCTGCTGCCGGGTACAACTTCCGGTTCATCACAATATCGTCCACGACAGGCGTGATGCCGCGAACCACGATATGTGGCTTGCCGTCGATGGTTTCAGTGGTGATGTTTGAAGCGGAGTTGACGACGGTCAGCACATTAACGCGGTTGCGTTTCATGCTGGGTCCTCAGTGGTGGATTTAGGGCAATAAAAAAAGCCGCCGTGGCGACCTGTTTTTACTCAGTTAGATTTATTTGAATTTAAGCTCAGTTTTAGCATCAAGAACTATCGCATCAATAAGATTTTGTGTGGCCCTGGCCATGTCATCGTACGCAACGAAATCAGGGTAGCCTTCTTCATAAACGCTGTAATCAGAATCTGACTCATTCTTAAAGAAGTTAGCCAGTAGCAGGCGAGTATTAGGGCTAAGGGAGATAGGTGCTATAGCGTAGAATCGATGAATTTGCGCGCTCACTTCATAAAACCTACGCCAGTCAAAATCGCCCTCTGGTTCCGGCATATTATTCCTTTGGGCTTTGTAGCATCTTTCGTAAAAATGATTTGCTTTTTTATATATAGCTTTGATTTCAAATAAATTATCAATTAACTGGTTATAGGATGAGTGTTTCTTCTCCCACCATTTCTCATGATAGAAGCGATTTAAAGCAAAGTTAGCAGTAAACCAGGCGGCAACAACTCCTGTTGTAATCGGAACAACAAGAGTTAGAAAAAAAGAGCCAACTTCTTGTGGGGTAATACTCATCAGCTTGATTCCATGAAAATTATGATGATGCTATTAAGCACTAATTGGAATCTGCTTTCCATTGATCACGCTCTTTCTCCAGCTTATTAGCTAACCCTTCGTTAAAAATGCTGCCTTCGTCATTAAGCAGCACCGGAATCTGGCTGCAATAGCAGTTGTACTGGTTGCCGTTCTCGGCGTAGAAGTTTCGCACCTGCTCGGTGGTGTAAACCCTGCCGTGACGGCTGGCATGCCAGCTGCGCGTCGTCGGCTTGAGCGCTGACAGCCACAGTAGACCGGTCTTCAGCCCCAGCCTGTCGGCCGCCCAGTCCGTTTCGTTCCATTGTGCCTGCCGCAGCGCGCCGACCTGCTCTGTCTGAGCGATAGTCTTCGCTCGTGACATCGAAACATCCAGGCGCTTACTGACGATACTGGCTGTTTCGCGGGGGTTAATGCCGCGGCCTATCGCGTCGGCAATTACGTTAGCGAGATCAGCGCGTGCGGCATCGCTTATCCCTTTCCAGTCGCTGTACGTACTGATGTAAGCGCTGGCGATCTGATTCTGATACGCCGGGCTGGACAGTAGTTGCTGCAGCGTCGTCTGGCTGGCGTATACCGGCGACTGTACCGACAGATTCGTGAAGGCCTGCTGCGTTCCTCGCTCATACTCTGCGGCGACATAATCCAGCGCCCAGAGGTTCTGGCTGCCTCCGTCCAGCAGAGCATCGTCCAGTATCGTTTGCACAATCTGAAGGAGGTCGGCCAGCTGCGCCGCCGTCATGTCGTAAATGTAGGTGCCGGCATTCACCTGATATAGCGAAGGCTCAGCACCTTCGTTATTGCACATCAACCATGACCGCTCGCCGTTAACCTCACGCTGCCGGCCAGTCAGCCGCTGGTCAAACAGCGATTTCAAACGGCGCTTAATACCCAGATACCGGCCTTCGGTATCCTGAAACATCTTGCTAACCGGCATGGCTGATTGCGTGGGGCGATGTGGTTAGCAACCCGCTAAAAGCTCAGCGACTGGCTGAAGAGCTGGAAATGAAAAGAGGTGCGCAATGAGCAAGCGATACTCCCTGATTTATGCCGATCCGCCCTGGTCGTACGGCAATACGATCAGCAACGGCGCCGCAGCAGACCACTACTCAACAATGCGGCTTATCGACCTTAAGCGCCTGCCTGTATGGGAGATTGCAGCTGAAAATGCAGTGCTGGCGATGTGGTACACCGGCACGCACAACCAGGAGGCAATCGAGCTGGCCGAAGCATGGGGCTTTACGGTTCGCACGATGAAGGGTTTCACCTGGGTAAAGCTGAATCAACTGGCCGAGCTACGCATTAACAAGAAGCTGGAAGGTGGAGATGTTGCCGACTTTTACGACTTCCTCGACCTGCTGAACGCCGAGACGAGAATGAACGGTGGTAACCACACCCGCGCCAATACCGAAGACGTGCTGATCGCCACCTGTGGCTCCGGACTGGAACGCATGAGCGCCAGCATCAAGCAGGTAGTTTACAGCCCGCTCGGCGCGCACAGCGAGAAGCCGTGGGAAGTGCGCCACCGCCTGGAATTGCTCTACGGCGACGTCCCGCGGATTGAGTTATTCAGTCGCAGCGCGGAACCAGGCTGGATCCACTGGGGCAATCAGTGCACCACCGCTTCCGTTGAGCTGATTCCCGGCTACGCCATCGACGTTGTGAAGACGGAGGCAGCATGAGCGCGGCAGCTTACTACAACGAAATCGATCCATTTGCGGCGCAGTGGCTGCGTAACCTCATCGCCGGCGGTCACATCGCCCCGGGCGAAGTTGACGAACGGAGTATTGAAGATGTCACACCTGACGACCTCAGAGGATTTACCCAGTGCCACTTTTTCGCCGGTATCGGCATCTGGTCCCATTCACTCCGCCTCGCCGGATGGCCTGACGATCGCCCAGTCTGGACTGGTTCCTGCCCGTGCCAGCCTTTCAGCGCGGCAGGCAAAGGCGATGGGTTTGCTGATGAGCGGCACCTTTGGCCCCACTTCTTCCATCTCATCAGCGATCTCAGACCTCAGCATGTCTTTGGCGAACAGGTTGCAGCTGGTAACGCAAATGCATGGTTCGACCTTGTACAAGCAGACCTGGAAGGAATGGATTACGCCTTCGGGCTTGTGCCGTTTACGTCAGCGAGCATCGGTGCTCCGCATATCAGAGAGCGGGCCTACTGGGTGGCCAACGCCACAGGTCAACTACATCACCAATGCAACAACGGTGCAAATGAGCTCGGACGGAAGGGGAACCCCGAACAAAATCGGATGGGCAGCGGCATTGGCGGGCTGGGTAACGCCAACGTCGCGCGACTGGAAGGACTCAGCGGGCATGACGGCGCAGCGAGAAGGGAAAGACAGACTGGACCAGTTGCCGCGCCAGGCGTTCATGACGGGCTGGCCGTCCCCGAAAGCAAGCGATGCGCAGAAAGGAGCCAGAACATTAGAGGGGGCGAAGATAGAGGCCGAGAGGCGAGGCTGGAACAACGAATTGGGCGTGACGGTTCATGCATGCGGCCCCTTGAGGTTAACGGTTTTTGGCGAGATGCGGACTGGCTCTTTTGTCGAGATGGCAAATGGCGTCCAGTTGAACCCGGCACATTCCCGCTGGTTGATGGGGCTGCCGCACGTATGGGACGAGTCAAGTCCGGGGTGGCAAGAGTGGCAAGCAGCAACCGTGTCGGCCGCCTGAAGGGCTACGGCAACGCCATAAACGCACAGGCTGCAGCAGCTTTCATTCGCGCTTATATGGAGGTCGCATGACGCCAGAAGAACAGGAAAACATCCTCCGCGCCCAGGCCCGTCGCTGCGCAGAAGAGCTCACTAAAGCGATGAGCGCAAAGCCTAAACCGAAGTGGAACGCTGTATGCCCCCCCCATCCTTCGCAAGCACTACGAGAAGGTCCGGCCTATGGGCGTCAGTCTGGTGAAATTTGTCAGTGTTATTGGCCGCATGAATGGGCGGTATGGAGTGGAATCATGAAAGAACGCGGAATGATTTTTAACGGGGAGATGGTGCGGGCTCTGCTGGATGGTCGGAAGACGCAGACGCGGCGGATTATGGTGCCACAGCCAGCAGACGACATTGAGCGTGGTGTTTTCCCTAACCCGGATGCAATTGGCTGGATATCCTCTCTTAAACACAAGCATGGAAGCACCACTGCTCATTTTTGCCCGCACGGCAAGCCAGGCGATCGCATCTGGGTGCGTGAAACATGGAATAAATATGGTGGACTCCTCACCTATCGCGCAGACCACGACTGGATTGATGAGATGCGCAAGGAAACAGTTTGCACTGCCAAGTGGGCACCATCAATCCACATGCCGCGCTGGGCCAGCCGCATTCTGCTGGAAATCACCGATGTGCGCGCTGAAAGGCTGAACGCTATCAGCGAAGAGGATGCCATGAGAGAGGGTATAGACGCCGATAGGCTGGCTGAATCTCAAGACAATTATGACTGCATCGCCGACCACAACATGACTGGCAGGCCAACCGCAATTGGGCACTTTAGCTACCTATGGGAATCAATCTACGGCGCCGAAAGCTGGAAGGCCAACCCGTGGGTTTGGGTGATCGAGTTCAAACGCATAGAAGGCGGTGCAGCATGAGCGCAGAAATCATTGATCAGGCCAACGAGCTGGCAGAGCGCCGGCTGGAAATGACCATCCAGAACATGCGCATCGACCATAACGCAGTTTCGGCTACTCATTGTGTGGATTGCGGGGAAGGAATACCAGAAAGGCGTCGGGAGGCAGTGGCGGGGTGTCAGCGCTGCGCGGAGTGTCAGGAAGTGGCTGAAGAACGCGGCAAGCATCGGAGGTGATTATGGGTGAAGTTGTTGTGATTGTTTCCCCCGGGAAATGGGTTGCTGAAGACCAGCTGATCGCCATGAAGGGAATCAAAAAGGGAACGCTAAAAAAGGCTCGTGAAAACACCTTTCTCGAAGGGAAGGAATATCGTCACGTGTCCTTCGACTGCGAACCCTGGGACAACAGCCCATGTTTTTACAACATTGATGAAATCGATATGTGGATCGAGAGACAGAAGCCGGCGAAACCACGAAAGCAATCTGTTTAAATACCCTTTCCTTTCAACCAACGAGGAATCGTTATGATCAAATACCCAACAGGGGTGGAAAACCACGGCGGCACGCTCCGCCTGTGGTTTATCTACCAGGGAGTCAGGGTAAGGGAAAGTCTTGGCGTACCAGATACGCCGAAAAACAGAAAGGTCGCCGGCGAATTGCGTACGTCTATCTGCTATGCAGTCAAAACAGGGGCTTTCAATTACCCCGCGCAATTCCCGCAATCGCCTAACCTGCGTAGATTTGGGTTCGCCCAACCAGGCGTGACATTGAAAATTCTTTCAGATCGATGGCTGGAGCTTAAGCGCATGGAGATAACGGAGAATGCGCACAATCGGTACGTCTCTTACATTAAAATATGCACTGAAATTCTCGGACCAGAGAAACCAGTAGGATCATTCAGTAACGAGGATGTACTGCTTGTGCGCAAAGAGCTGCTAACCGGCTTTCAAATCTGTGGCAAGCACCAGAAAAACCGATCAGCAAAAAGAGGGAGGACTGTCAGAACTGTGAACGTTTATCTGAATTGCTTTTCCCAGATGTTCAAGTTTGCTGAGATGAACGGATACATCGATAAGTCCCCATTTTCCGGGATAGCGCCGCTCAGGAAAAGCAAAGCTGATCCGGACCCGTTAACAAAAACCGAATATCGGAGAATGTTGGATGGTTGCCCGTCTGAGCAGATCCGTAATCTGTGGGTGCTGGCTATTAATACTGGCATGCGGCATGGCGAAATCTCGGCCCTTGCATGGGAAGATATCGACCTGAAAGAAGGCACGATAACCATCAGCCGGAACATCGCCATAAAAGGGCATTTCACGCCGCCCAAAACTGAAAGCGGTAACCGGGTTGTCAATCTGACAGAGCCAGCCATCCAGGCGCTGAAAAACCAGCTTGCGTACACACGCATGGGTAAGCAGCATCAGATTGACGTTCATCTGCGCGAGTTTGGCCGCGTTCGGGTGGATGCCTGCACTTTCGTTTTCGTACCGCGGCTGACCGCAAGAAATGGGATGGGTGGACACTGGTATGCGCCCGGGTCATTTGGCGCCACATGGAATGACATTCTCAAGCGAGCGGGGATCAGACATCGCCGCGCGTATGAGTCTCGTCATACTTACGCATGCTGGGCTCTGAGCGCCGGGGCAAACCCAAACTTTATTGCAGCTCAAATGGGCCACACTTCAGCCCAGATGGTTTACAACGTTTACGGCAAATGGATGAGCGATAACAACGTCGATCAGCTGAGCATTCTTAATGCTAATTTCTACGCCGATGCCCCACAGATGCCCCAGGCGATTTCCATGTAATGGAAAACACCTTATAAATCATACTTTCACTGCGCCCAGTCAGGCTTGTTTAAAATATGGTCCTGCCAGTCGTTAACGGTGGACTCTTTCACCGCGATATGGCGCACGGAAATGCGCTCGCCGTGCATCGCCGCCTTCGAGCCGGTCAGCAGCGGATGCCAGTGCGGCAGCGGCTGGCCTTCCGCCAGCAGGCGATAGGCGCAGGTCGGCGGCAGCCACTCAAAGGTCGGCAGATTGTCCCGCGTAAGCTTGATGCAATCCGGCTCATACTCAAAGCGCCGTTCATAGTTACGACACTGGCAGGTTTTAATATTCAACTGACGGCAGGCGACGTTAGTAAAATAGATTTCGTCAGTATCCTCATCCATCAGCTTATGCAGGCAGCACTGTCCGCAGCCGTCGCACAGTGATTCCCACTCCGCGTCGGTCATTTGCTCCAGCGTTTTGTGTTGCCAGAAGAGTTGTTCGCTCAT